GAGAGGGTAGGCTACGCGCCGGCCAGTCGGCCATTGTAACGATTTGGTAACGGCTATTGCCCTTTCCGCCATAGAGAGAGTAGACTACTCCACCGCGAGCGCGGAAAGAGCCTAATAAGCCTATTAGCCAGAGCCACTTAGGCTACTGCCTAATAAGCCTGACAAGCACGCAGGGATAAGCCCAGATGTGGGCTAGGTTCGCAGGCTTATTAGCAACTAAGAGATTGGCAAGCCTGTTCTGCTACAACCAATACGAACTCTCTATGTTTATCTATCTCTATTAGTTGCTAGTGGTCGAATTGACCAAGCGCCCCATTTTTACTCTTTCCGCAAGCGTTCGCAGGTGGCTTGGCTTAGGTTAATTTTAGGTGAACAAATGGGTAAACCCCTATTTAGTTGTCGGGTGATGTGCTTAGAATTGACCCGAGGCAACCGCCCCATTTATCTACAAGAAAGCGAGATTACCGCAGATGTCCATAGCACTAATGATTGAGAGCGAGGTTGAGAATGGCAAAGAGCAAACTCTGGTCGTTCCAACAAACACCGAAGTCCTTATGTTTCACCGCCTATCGAATGGTCAGCGAGGTCGTGGTCAGCGCTGGCAGTCAGTCAAGACGACTGATGAACTACCTATGACCTTTATCACTCACGAACCAAAGGCAGTCCTAATCAGCGCCCGAGATGTAGCAAGCGCAGAGATTGGGAATGTCACAGCCCTAGCCGTCAAGTTGCTTGCCGTAGTTAGCAAGCCTGTCAATGAGCAGTTTCCTATCGCTCACGCTGAAATGGTCGGCGAGGTCGTTGAGCAACTAATGGCTGGCGACCCTGAACTGAACGCCTACATTAGTGACGGCAGACTACGCAATCCTATTACCTTTGCCCCTATCGGCAGTCCTGAATTGGAAACCGCTTTTTACCCTGTCCTAGCCCCAGAGGTTAGCAAGCCTGTTGAGGTAGCACCTGCCCCAACTGCCAAAGCGCCAATTCCTGCCCCAACCGCACAGAGCGCACAGGTCGAACTTGCTCGTATCCCAGACCGAAAGTGGGCTGACGATTACATCAACCGCAAGATTGACGGCAAGATTACTGACTTTGACTTGCTTGATGTTGCCAAGACTAATAAGCAGAATGTCCTAATCCGAGGTCACGCTGGCTCGGGTAAGACAATGTGTGTGCTTGCTTGGGCAAGCGCTCGGGGATACCGCTACTACAACATCAGCGCCAATGTCGGCTTAGAACCAAGTCACCTATTCGGCGCTTGGACACCTACCGAAACCGCAGGTGTCTTTAAGTGGCAAGACGGCGCTGTGACTGACTTGGTAAGACACGGCGGAGTGCTGTTGCTCAACGAAATTGACTTTATGCCAGAGCGAATTACCACAGTCCTATTTGGCTTGCTTGACGACAGGCGAGAAATCCAACTGCTCGAAAATGGTGGCGAGGTAATCAAGGCGCACCCTGACCTAGTTGTAATCGGCGACCACAACCCGAACTACCGAGGCAGTCGCCCAATGAACCAAGCGTGGAAAGACCGCTTTGCTCACAAGTTGGAGTTTGACTACGACAAGTCAATCGAAAAGAAACTTATTAAGAACGCCTCTCTGCTTGATGTAGCGCAGAAACTCCGTGACCAAGCGCACAAGGGCGAGATTGACACCCCTATCTCTACCCGAGGTCTAATGGCATTTACCAAGAATGTTGAGAATGTCGGGCTTAACTACGCTATTAACTCTTACATCAACGGCTTTGCTGATGATGAACGAGAGGCAGTCAAGTTGGTCTTTGACACCGCCAAGTCTGGTATCGCTACCGACTTTGGTATCGAAATCGCAACCGCACCTATTCAGAGTGACGAGGTTTAATAAAATGGCTAAACACATTCGCAATACAGGTGAGTATAACCACAACCTAGCGTGGCACAGGTGGTATGAGTGGCAGAACGAGAACGCTGACCTAATGGCAGACATAGGGTTCGACACCGAAACCATTCAGAAAGTCGCAAAGGAAACAGGGCGAGAGGTCGCCGAGATTTACCAAGAGCGCTCAATGCGCTACTACGAACTCAAAGAGCAGTTTAACCGAGAGGAATACGCTCGGCAGTCGCAAGACGGACAGCACCTAATCATCAGGAATAACAGCCTTGATAGCGCTTGCTCTATTTACCAGAAAGCAGACCGCATTTTAACTAACTTGCCTATTCAGGTATTTTTAAATGATGATGTGGCAAGCGCACCTGCTCACAATGACGGCAAGAATGTCACCTTTAACGCCACGCAGATTAAGGCGCTTGATGATGATACAGTCAGGTCGCTACACGGACTTAACTATCACGAACTAGCGCACCTGCTCTACACCCCTCGTATCGGCACAGCGCTTGGCAAGTGGGTAATGGAAAAGGCTACCAAGACTGAAAAGCACACAGGTCGCAGGTTTAATCACGATACACAGCAGGTAGAGGACTACGACTACGAGTTTAAGGTTGAGGCGCTAGTTGAGGAACGCCGACTGCTTGCCTTTAACATCTTAGAGGACAGCCGAGCCGAGCGACTGCTGACAATCAAGTATCCAAGTGTCAAGCCGTTTCTAATCGCCACAGTCAGCGATTACATAGCCGACCACGCCGACACCCTCGCTGATAGTTTTGTTTTGCTTGCTGGTCGTATGTATCTTGACCGAGAACTACGAGCCTTATCAGCCCTGCTATACGCACAGAAACACGGCGAGGACAGGGCGAGGGCAATCTACGAACTGACCGCAGAGTATCGCAAACTTGTTTTCCCTCGGGATTACACTCGGGCAGAGCAACTAATCACACTCTTAGTAGCCCTATTACCAGAGGGCGCAGGAAAGCCTGACCCTCACGGCTGTCACGAACGCCCAATGATGAGGAACGGCAAGCCCCAGAGCGAGAAAGCCCAAGACGAAATCAACTCACAAGACCCCGAGGAAAATGAAAAGGGTCTATTCCCCGAGGCTGGCACACAGGTCGGCACGAACACAGGCGAGATTGACAAAGACCACGCTCACTTTAACGAACACAGCGAGGCGCTTATCAAGAAAGCCCAAGAGGTCGCCGAGAGGGCTAAGGCTGATAAGCAACTCCAACAGAAAGTCCGTGACACAGTTGGCGCAATCGCTAGGGATAACTCAACCAAGTCTATTTTAGGACAATCTCGATTTACGAGGGCTACGCCTGAACAGCGTGAGGTCACAGCAAGTCGCCTATTCGCACAAGAGTTGGAACGCCTACGAATTGACTGCGACCCTCTATGGATACAGGACAAGCCGACAGGCAAACTCAATGTTGCTAAGGCTATGAACGCCGACATCAACGACATCAACAAATTATTTAATCGTTGGGAATTGGGTAATGACGACTACAACATAGAGGCTTGTATCCTTATGGACAGGTCAGGCTCTATGTGGTCTGAAATGGGCGCAGTCTGCCGTAGCGCTTGGGCAATCAAGAGGGCTGTTGAGAAAATCAACGGCAGAGTGTCGGTTATGACATTCAGCGATACATCACGCACCCTCATAGACGGCGATACCAAAGCAAAAGCAACCGAGGTGCTAATGGTCGAAAGTAGTGGTGGAACTGACCCGACCTACGCCCTTAAAGAAACCGAGCGCATAATGGGCTTATCAACTGCCAAGACAAAGTTGGTCTTTGTCCTGACTGACGGCGCATTTAATAGCAACGCAGATAAATCTATTAAAGCCCTTCGTGACAATGGAGTATTTACCTCTATCGTATTTTTAGCGAACGGCGATTGGATAGACAAAATCAAAGACGACCCTGCTCAAATCGCACAACTACAACACGGCGCTAACGACCTACAATTTATCGGCAACCCTAACGACCTTGTTAAAGTTGCTAAGGGTGTAGTGCGCCACAACATCAAAGGAACGAGGTAAAAATGGGCAAGAAACTAGCAGAGGATTACTGCTGTAAAGACTGTGGTGCTACCACAAGCACCCCTGTTAGCGAGTGTTGCGATTGGTGCTTGCTCACTTTGTATAGTGGCGAACATTCACCAATGCTTGACCTAGCACTACACCGATACAAAAGCGTAGCGGATTGGGTAAATGACCAGACCGACTACTCTGACGAGGAAACCGAGGATAACTAAATGGATAACTACAAACCGCAGACAGTATCAGATTGGATAAAGATACTGAAAGACCTGAACCCTGACGAGATTGTTATTGGCTCGTTCTTTACGGCAGAGGACTTGGAGTTTTACCCTGACCTAGACGAATACGCTGACGACTACGAGGCAATCACGCCCTCGCAGGAACTAATGGCAAAGGTCGCAGAGTGCTACGACAACTCTGACGAGGCTATGTTTCTATCAGAAACCTTGACAGGCTGGATAACCGAGAACTACGAGGGGGTGAAAGAATGAGCGAACAGTTTAGAGTTGGATTTAGCAACGAGGAATACGGCTGGTATTATTTTAGCGCCGACAGCAAAGAGCAGGCTGAGGAACTAATTGAGCAACTCCAAGAGGGAATGATTGACCCCGAGGAACTGCCTGACTTTTACAAGAAAACGAACGGCGGTTCTGACGAGATTATCTCAGTAGTTGAGGAAATGAATTAGAACTAAATACCAAAAAAGCATTAAGGCGGTCAGAAATGACCGCCTTTTTTGCTACCTGCTACCCTGTCATACATCAAAGCGTAAGCACCGGCTGGCACTCGTAGAGCAAGAGTGCTAACGATTTAAATAGGTAATTAGGTATTAGCCAAGAAAACTAATAGCCACCTGAAACGAGGGCGTGGAACATCACGCGTGATTTTTCTTGCTGCGGCAGGGTAAGCATACACCTAAACTTTGAGAGCATTAATAGGTAATTAGGTATTTAAATGCTTGCTGCGGCAGGAATAGCCTAGCGCTATGAAACTACCGAAGGCGGAGTTATTAAATACCGAATTAGGTATTAGCCAAGAGAACCCAGAGCCACCTGCGAACCACCCACCGACATTCACGCGGGTTGCGACACGCCGAGGTTTGACTACTAGATGTAGTGGTATAGGCTAAGGCTAACCACAAGATGTAGTGGTCATAGCAGAGAGGCATTTATCATTCAGACTTTCTTGCCCTATCCCAACCTAGCAAAAACAGCACAAGTGCTGGACTATCGCAGGCTTGGTAAGCAGCGGATAGAAACATTACAGATACTCAACACCCTCACAGGCATAAGCCACGGCTGGCAGAACCACCCTGCGGTCAAGATGTGGCGAGGGAGTGAGATAGTCCTAGCCGACTACGGCATAGCGATGTGCGAGGAGTGGATAGCGAGAGGATACAGAGATACAACCCTGCCTCGCCTGCGAGAGATACAGGAGAACTTAGAGAACCAGACGAGAGAACTGCCGAGCTGGTGGGGAGAGCAGGCGCTACATATCTCGCACCAGAGCAACTTAATTCGCAAAGACCCTATTTTCTATGGGCAATTATTTAGTGGAGTGCCAGACAATCTGGAATACTACTGGCCTACGCATTAGTGCCGGAAGGAAAAGAGAGAGAGAGAGAGAACTTTTTGAGAGAGAGCCATTTCACTCAAAAAAGAGCGCTATTAGTAACTAACTCTGCTCTGGATTAATCTGCTCAATAATGCTATTTGTCTGCTGTTCGTTTAGCCCACCATTGGGCAATTCGTTAAGAACTTGCGCCCTATCTCCAAAGAGAGCAGAGAGAACTCCTGAACTCCCAGAGCGTTCAGCGGTGATTCTAATGGTCTCTTTTGACTGGTCTAACTTGTTAATTTGTTCCAGCATTTTAAAGAACCTGTCGATTTCTTGACCCACATTCGGGTCAGGATAACCACCATTTAAGTCCTCTGTAAACTTGGCGAATGCCACTCGCTGCCCTTGTATTTCAAGGAAAGCGTTGATTAGAGCCTTAAGTTGTTCCTTAGTCTTTAACTCCACAGGTAGGTTAAAAGCGCACACGCTATCAGGCTTGGCAGCAGGGCAAGTGTCCTTGACAAAACAGGTGTTACATTGACGCAGGCTCGTGCCATTAGAACGCGTGACCGGCACTTCTTTAAGGACATCAACGCCCTTGTCATCGGTCTCTATTACCCTATTAAAATCTATATTTAAGACGGGCAAAGTGGTAATTTCGTCTGGGTTTCGTGGATTAAGTTTCCGCATACCAGACCCCCTCTTAGTAACATCATTAGTAGGTGTTTCCGCTTTTTGTGGGGGTAGTGAATCATCACTATTAGTAACTAACTCCATTTTATTATTCCAAGCCTCTAACTGTTGATACGACCAAATTGCTAACCTAGATACCTCTACAGCGTCATCGGCTAATATTTTATCAAAGTCTAAGCCAGCCTGTTCGTATACAGCCTTGTATCTACTGCGGGCTTGTTCTTTCATACGCTTCGGGTAGCGAGTCAAGGTGTTGGCGTGCCACACAATAGTCTCGCCCCTCATCATAGGCGACAGCCAAGCCAGCGTGCCAGCGGTTTTAAATGGCGAATTACGCATTAAATCGGGCTTTGCCATACCTACTGTGTGAAACTGTGTCCCGTGGCGCTCAGAATACAGTCTCATCTTTGCTGCCATACTAGGGTCTGTTTCGTATTCTGAGGCAGGAATTAGGACATTTAAATACCTAGTTGCTAGGCTTTCTAGGTCTCCGCCGTCATATACAACCGCCAGCTTCTCCTCCTGGACTTCTGCCCAGCACGACTGCCGCTGCTCTTCTTTGAAGCCCTCGGGCAAAAGTGGGTGCGACACCTCTGTAAATAGGGTAATCCTATCTAGGTTCTCCGCAATAAAAGTTTCATAGTCAGCGCTGAACTCAACCAGCTCTGATTCGGTCAGCGTAGCGGTGGCAGGGATTCCAGGATAGACATAAATATCGGTGTTTTCAGCAAAATAGTTGCTTAATAAATACTGTTTTGTCTTTGGCAAGCCGCGTTTAATTAATCCCCAGACGCTTACGCCCACCGCGGATGCGGCCGCCTTCTCGAGTATCTGTCGGTTGCTAGGTATCTCAGCACCTAAATATATTATTTTCAAACCCTTTTATCTCCCATTAGTAGGTCTACCTGTCGGTCTAACTCACCTACGAGCTCATCCCACTTCTTCTTGCCATCCCGACCATCTGGGCGGAACTTAGCACTTAGGTATATTGGGTGTAGGAATAATAGGGTTTTAACGCCCTTTTCTAATAATTGTTTAGCCAAGTCCACGTCGGCTGTGATAACCAGATGCACTGGCCCCTGGGCCTGCTGGTGCTGCACCTTGAGGATATCCTTGTCCTCATACTCACCTACAGTAGCGTTAGATATAAAGTTGTCTACCGATACTAATTTGTGTTCTTTACACCAGCGAGCGGCTTCTTCTGCGTCATCGCACGCTATAGATACGATACCGTTTACATCAAGGGATTTGTAAAGCGAGATGCCCTCAAAGATTGGGACTTTGGTCTCTGAACGCATTACCCCGTCTAAAAATACAACTATTGCCACGACTATTTATTTCTTTCTACTGGTTGTAGGTTGCTGCTCGCCTAATCAGCGTAGCGGCATCTGGTAAGTCCACTCCGTATGTGGAGCGCTGTGCTTCTGCGTCACGGGCTTCCATCTCTTTTTTTATAGCCCGAAGCGCATTGACTACGCCTAGTTTTTTACCTGATTGCCAGCGGTAATTGGCAAAGTCTGAATATCCCTTGCCATTTGGGCCGAAAGCATTAGCCCTGTTGCCGTGTATGTCTTCATACAGCGTGATGGCCTGCGACGAAGCAATACGCATTTCTGAGCGAGCATTAGCCTTTACAGCATCGTTGGTTGCTTGGTCATATTTATTTCTAGCGGCTATGAACTTAGTCATAATATTAATTGCCGCTTCTCTGTCTTTATTAGAAAAAGCGTCAAACTCTGGGATTGCCTGTTGCCCCTGTAGTGATGGGGCTACTACCCACTCGTCATCTAACAGTGCGTAGGCAGCGTATGGCTTGCTCTCGATAATATTTGCGTTAAGTATGGCAAAGAAGGTTAGTTCAAAGGTGTCTAGGAACAACTCGCTAATAGGGTGCAGGTCTTGTCTAAAACCCTCGTTAATCTCATCGGCAATCTCTTTGTCACTAAAGCCTCGGAACTTATTATTTGAGGCGCGAAAGCGGGTGAAATCAATAGCGACTTGGCAGTCCAAGTCTCCCGGCTCTCTGTTAGCGGCCCACTGATACGAGACTCCGGAGCCGGTTAGCCAGGCAGTCATCCAACCATCAGCGCCAGTGTAGTTAGCGTTTAAATGGTTTAATAGCAACTGCAAAATAGCAGAACGAATTGAACTATCTAGTTTTCCGTTGCGGAACAGCCGCGGGTCTAGCGTGGATGACGGCTCACTAAAATAGGAGGTCTCTGTTTCTTGTAGCAATTAATCCTCATCGTCTTCTTTTAACGCCTTTGGTTTTGGCGCTTCACGTCGTGCTGGTTTCTCGGGGTCGTCTGTAATTGGTGTAACATATCCACAAGCCGTGTGGGAATTAGCAAAGCGGTTTGCCATTAACAAGGTAAAGGTGTCATTGACACCATCTAGCTGCAATATAGCACCGCATTGGCAAGACATTTCAACAAACATTTGTGGGCATCCTAACGCTATTATTTGGCTTTTCGCCTATTAATAGCATCTCTCATACTGGCACTAATCCGCTGGCTATCCTCGACATAACCTTGCTTTATTTCTCGTAGAATCAAGTCAGCAATCTCCTGCGCTGTAACGACATCTAGGACCTGCTGGCAGGCGTGCTTGATGTCTAGGACGCTAGCCAGCCGCTCAGTCTCAAACGGCTGAGTGATATCGCTAACCGCTGTCCAAGACCCGTCCTGCTCTTGAACCATTAGAAAGGCAGCCTTGTAGTTAGACATTAGTTATACAGCCCGCCAGCCTCGTAGGCCTTCTTTTGGTTAAACATCTTTACAGGGCAGAAGTCGCAAAGGTAAACCTTTGGGCCGCTGCCGATAGTAGGCAGGCCAGCGTCTCTACGCTCTTTCTCAGTCTTAGGTGACAGCCACTTCTTCTCAGACTTGTAGTCTGGGCACTGACCCTTAGGGCGCTGGTGGTCTCTGAAGCAGTTCATAGCGTCTTCAGCAAACTGGCTCTTGGTCTCGTAGAACTTGGTTCCAAACGAGTTAAGTCCCGAGCCTACTCTGTCGTGGATTTGCTCGATTACGGCCTTCTTCATCTCTGGAGCCATCCAGATACCCTTTGGAACGTTCCACAGCACGCCATAGTGGGTGTCGCTGTGACGCTCGGCCGCAATAGTTAGAAGGACGTCGCCAGGGTCTTCGTCAGCACCGGGCAGCTCCTCAATAGTCGAGCAGGTACGGCAGACTAATAGGCGAAAATGGGGTTCTTGTTCAGCAAGTGGATTGTTCATATTGTGCTCCTAACAGATAGACCGTCAGCCTATCACATAACTACAAATAATAAAAATTAAAACTAGGCTGCGCCTTGTCTTAATCCTTCCTGCAACTCGGCATTTCTTGAGGCTTTTGCAGCGGTTCTTTGAACGGCACGCTCACCTGGGGCGTCGCGGTAATTCTTACCCGCTGGGTCTCCCTTAGCAGTGCAGTCTGTGCAAGTAATCTCTGAGGTGTTGTTGTTACAACCCGGGGTAGCACAACGCTGGCTGTCTAGGCCACTTCCGCCGCCGTATTGGGATATAACGCCAATAGTTGAGCGGTCTTTCTCTTCCTGAGACGTAGTGTTCTTTGTAATTCTTCCGCCGCCTTCTCTAGTCTTTTTGACTACATCTAGGCGCCTCTGGGCGGCTGCGGCTTCAGATAGCTGTCGTGATGTGGCTCTAGGTAGTGGGGCGTCATCGCCTTTAAATACTTTAGGGTCTTCGACGACGCCTTTTTCAATGTCTCTAGCCTGTGGCTTGTAAGGTGTCCAGTCTACTCGTCGTGTTCTAGACGCAAATGGGTCGCCTTCTTTTGCCATCATAGCCCTAAAGTCTGCCCTAGCCGATGACTCAATGTCCTCCTGGCTCTGACCACGGCGGCTTGGGTCCACGTTCTCAATGAGGTCCTCGGACGCAACTAGAGTATTTTGCTTTTTCTTGTTACCCTTGGCAATTAGGTGGCGCTCGTACTCGCTAGGGGTTCCTCGCCTAGTCGCTGAAGTTTTTCTAACTGCCATGATTACTTTCCTTGGTTATGTTTGCGCGATGCTTATTAAGTTTATTACTTCTGAGCTGCTCTTTGTGCGGCAATTTTTTTTGCCATATAGAAACTCATTTTTTTCTTTGGTTTAGGTGGGGCTTGCATTGCTGCTATTTGAGTCGCGTTATCTTGGATGAATTGTTTAGCCGCCGCAGACTTCTCAGCGTCTTTTGCTTTATCTGCTCTAATTTCAGCAATTTCAGCCTTAGTATCGACTTCTTTTACGTTACCCGGCTTCGTTGCCGTATACCTGCCTGTAGCAGGGTCGGGGCTTAATTCGTCTAAAGTTACTCGTCTTGGTTTAGCAAAATCAAACCCGATGGAGTCAGCTGACCGTCGTGCTGACGCACTATCGGTGTTTAGCTGGGGCTCCTTGGGTTCCACAATTACTTGCCTGGGTTTACCTTGTTTGGGTCTTCGCTGTTTACAAAACCGTAGTTCATGTATGGGTGTAGACCCGCACGGTTTGCCTTTACGGTCTGGTCGCCTGCGCCAGGCTGTACCTGGGTGTTAGGGCGTGCCTTGCGGTACTTGCCGTCAGTTGCGCCTTCTAGTAGGCCCTGGTTCTCTGAACGTGACTGGTTTACTGCCATGATTTTCTCCTTACGCCATCCTGTTGGCGATTTGGTTTGCTGCCTTACGTCGTGAACAACTCTGGCAGAGGTCGGAATTTAATGCCTGAACTGGGTTTAAATACACTCCACAGTCTGGACATGGCTTGCTGCCGTTGTAGACAGTTTTGTCTAGGCCAGCTGGATAAGGCGTAGGATAAGCAACGCCGTCGCCTTCTGGGTCTATGTATTTTAACTGGGCCATTTAAATATTTTACACTGTTCCTAGGGTATTGCGGCTCGTAGACTGAATAACATTTGGAACCTGCGAGTAATCGGTACGTTCCTGCGAGCGGCCCGAAACCTCGATGATATCCCTAACTCCGTAGGCTGATTTGATATAACCATATTTTTTAGGGAACTTAGCTATTTGTGGCAGGTTAGGACGAACGTACTCCTGGACCTCTGCGGGTGTCATCCTGGCCACTTCCATGGCCTGGGTTAGTAAGCGCTCCTGATTGCTAGCGAACGGGCCAATGTACGCCTGCGGTGGGTACGCGGCGTACGGGTGTGCTTGCCATGGCCTGTTGCCATAGACACCGTTTGGAATATTAGCCACCGTAGCCTCTACCTACCTGAAACTCTGCTACTTTTGCAACTGACTGGGATAGGTCTTCAGGGGCGGCTGCTTGCACTGGTTTGGGTGACGGCGCAGGCTTGTCTCCATCGCTGCTAACTGCTGCGCGGGTAATCATACGGCCTGTCGCGTTACCGGCGGTTTCTGTAAAGGCTGCGGTTCTAGACGCTCCCTGTGCAATCTTAGGCGCGGCTCCAACAATTCCTCGGCCTACTCCGGCTAGTATTGCTGCTATTGGTAATGCCATTGGTTATTACCTTTCTAGGCGTTGTCGTCTTTTTTGCCGATGCCGTGTATAAAGTTCTGGGTTCTACCGATGGCTTCTTGCACTGCCCCAGTAATTGCTGGCTTTGCTTTCCTTATTCCAGATGCGGCTGCGTCATACGCCTGGCCTACTACTCGGTCTCTAGCACCACCAAAACTTGGTACACCAGCACCGCCGACTGCGGCTTGGGTAATCTCCCTACCCGTTCCGCCTTCTTTTGCCTTTTTAATTCCGGCTGTTACAGCTCCTGCGGCTGCGGCTGCGATATTTTTCTTAATTGGCATACTTACACCCAGTTCGGTCTCATGCTTCGCAACTGTGACTGTCGCTTGCTGTTTAGTTCATACGGCGCGTTAGATTTTACTGACGGCCCGGCCTTACCGTCATTAGGAAGGTGGGGGGCAGGGGCTAATCTAAAATCTGGTGTAAATCGTGGGGCAGCCATGCCTTTTCGAGCTGCTGACATCTGGCGCTTAATTCCTCGGTCCATAGATAGTTCGCGAGGTAGGTAATAGTCGTTGGGGTCAATACGCTCACCGCGGTGAACACCACGCTGGTATCCACGCTGGGTTGCTCGAACTTTTAGCCCGTTTAGTACCTGCTCAGATACGCTGTTAGGGCGGCCACGGTCATCGCGGCGTGTGCGGATAGTTCCTAGGTAACCATCTGGGTATTCTGCAGATGGTTCGCGTCCCACACCCATGCGTAGGAAATCCATCTCGGAACGCGCGACAGGCGTACCACCGCCACCATAGTTGGTGTAAGTGCCATAAAGGCCATTAGCGCCTAGGGATTGTACGTTCTGATGTGGTCCAGCCATATCATAAGTTTATTAATTTATTTAGGTTCTTGTGCCCTAAACTCACGTCCCATAAACACTGCCCAGTCATCAATAATGGGGACCGATAGCAGGGTAAACTCTCCGCTGTCCTTATACCAGGCGAATCCGATACCCTGTTGCCAGTTCTCCCAGTATTTTACTGGCTTTTCATTAGGGGTCACGCCGCCCTTGACGCTTGGCACTGAACCATCAACACGGCACAAACAACCAGGGCTGAATGCCGCGTTTCTGGCTGGGCCTGTACTCGTGTGGTTTGTGTGGTACAGCATTTCAATTCGGTGAATGTGCCCATAGACCACAGATACGTGGTGGTTCGAATTAATGTACTTCATCGCGGTGCTGCCGCTCGAGTTTACCCTGTCACCGTGGATGCATCGTAGGTTTTCGTTTAGCCAGTACTCACCGGCTGGGTAACCGCTGGCGTATACAATACCCAGCTCATCCATGCGTAGGAGGTGTGGCAAACTGTTAACTGGCCATGACGGCTCACTGACGGCATCATCAACTGCTCGGCGCATGTTTACTACTGCTGGGGCGTTTTCTGCCAAGTACTTATAGATACGGCAATCGTGGTTTCCTTCTAGGAATACAATCTCGGCGTCAGGCACAGTTGCTCTCTGTTGCGCTAGGTACTCATAGCCGCGCTGAATTGCTAGGTTGGTCGAGTTTTGGAATGCGATTTCCTGATGGTGTCGGCTCTGCGCTGGCAGGTCGATGGTATCACCTAGGTTCACGATTGTTTCCACGCCGAATTGCTCATTAGCGTATGCCACAATTTGCATCGCAATCTCAATGGCCTTTTCGTCGTGGAACTCTATTACTGACCCGTCCTCATAGACGCGGTATCCGATTTGGGTATCGGGTAGCAGGGCGGCTAATTTCCAGCCGTCTTTCTTTTTTGGCTTAGTGATGTTGGCCGGTTTAATTACCATCTTCTCTGCCTGTTTAATTATTGGCAGTGGGGCGGAGTAATCCTGTTCTAGGAATTCCTTCAAAACTTTGGCTAGGCTGTCGGACACGTGCATGTTCCTCTCATGTGGGCAACAAATGCCGTACGTTTAAATGGAATATCTGGGTAGTGTGACTTGATTAGATTTAGGGTTTGGGTCAGATTTAGATTTGGCTTACTTCGTAGGGAAGTAAAAACTTCTTGAAACTCCTGGTCTTGGCTTACTGCCCAAACACCTACAACACAGCCTTCTATCTCGGCTGATTTGGCTAACGCCTTTAGTTCATCGATTAGCATTTCTCTCCTTGTGGTTGCTATCTACGGTTACACTGTAACACACAACACCGCGAATTACCACAACTTGTCGAGACAAAATAATCGTGTCAAAAACAAAAAACCCGCCATCTCTGGCGGGTTAATTGCTAAGGCTATTTAGTTGTAGTTGGTGGTACCAGCGTCGAAGTTTGGCTTGGTGCGGTTTAGCGCAGCGGTGAACAAACGGCCGTTGCCCTGTGTTGCTCCAATGCTTGGGTCTTTCCAAGCAGGCATACCAGTACGGATACCGTATGCAGCGCCTCCGGTTGCCTTAACAAAGCCACGAACAGGCTTTGCCTGTACATATGGGTCGGTCCCGCCTTTGGCGTTACCTTTCTTCTTCATTACTGTGCCGCGAAGGTTCTCTGCAGATGCGTTTCTAGCAGTAGTTGCGGCACTGTTTCCCATGGTAGGGAACTTGCTTTTTGGTTGTTCCATGATTTTACCTCTTTGGCCTAAAGGTGGACAATTACACAATACCCTGTAATTGGGGGTTAGCGCTTACTTAACTGCGTTTACTTTAAACACAATTGCACTAATTTTTTCGCCGTCGCTCTCTACAGATGCAAACCCAGGGATGGAAACTAGGCTGATGCCTCGTGGGGCTGTGTATCCGCTGGCGATGGCAATGGCCTTTACGGCCTGGTTTACGGCTCCTGCGCCTACCGCCCGTAGCTTTACGGTGCCATTTTCATAAATAGCGTGGGCAATAGCAGATGCCAGCGCGATTGGGCTGCTTCCAGCCCCTACGCGTAGGATGTTTTCTTCTTGTGTGTCAGACATTATTCCTCTAATTATGGTTGGGGTTCTCCCGCTATTACCACTATAGAGGTATTTAGCCGCCAACTAAGGGGCTAAACGGATTATTTTTCTGGCCAGTCCCCGTCAATTACCATAAGGGCGATAATGGCATAATTTGCCATGTCCAGGAAGGAATCACGCAGACTCTCGTTTTTAGGCTCAACGCCGCTGTCTAGCAGGTGATTGATGCGAGCACTCTTGTCGTGGATACGGACGCGTAAACCGTTTAGCGGGCCGCCTGGGGCGTTTGAGATATTAGTAGGCCCGTAGTCTTCGTGCTTCTGAAGTAGCAGGGACTTGGCCTCTTGAAACTTAAACTGTAACGCGTCGTTAAACCGCTTATTAAAGCCGTTTCCGCGTATGTTCTCTAATACTTTTGGTGACACCTCTGGGATTGGGCGCGGGGAATCAAAGATGCTTGAAAAATCTTCATAGTTTGACATTTGGTATCTTTCCTTTTGGTTTAGTTGTGGAGGCTAGCTTAGGCCCCTGGTCTGTGGTGCTGTGGCAGTGGCACATGCACTGCGGTCGACTATCAGTGTGGCCAGGGCACACGTCGTGATACCCTGTGTCACAGTATCCAGTGTTAGTCAGTGTCACGGATATCGTCGTAGTCGTCTGGGCTAAAAATAACTGATAGTACCATCGCTACGCCCATGCCTATTAAAATAACGAGGGTAAGTGCGGTCAGCACCGCAATAGTATTTGCAACCATTTATTTCTCCCTGTACTTGGGGTCTTGTATATTGTGATAGATTTCGCGCTCATATGTCAAGTCGCACTTTCCTGCAACTAGGTGCGCTAGTGCGTAGGAGTCCGCGGCATTATCGTCGTTGAACTCGATACCCCACTTCTTAAATACGTGCAACAGCATTTGGTTCTTTTGCACGCCAGTTCCTTTGCCTGTTACATACTTTTTAAGGACGGTTGGAGGAATTATATAAGGGTATCTGCCGGCGTAAGACTCAAATTCTTGCCAGCAAAACCACTTGACTATAGCGCCGAGTTCCCCGGCCATGTTGGCCATCTGCGAGCCAAAGGCATATCCCTCCATAGCCACCGTGATTTGTGACTTAACATCAAAGGTTACGTGCCTGTCGATAATTTCGCCAAGTCTGTCGTAGACGTAGTTTAGGCGTTCAATTCCCGTGCCCTCGGCCTTAAACACTGTGGTTGCATACCCGCCGGTTTTTACATCCATAACTGTAATTCCGAAGCCAGAGTAAGATTGGTCTATGCCAATCGCGTAATTTTTACAGGATGACGGTACGCCTGGGCCAAATACTTTGTCTGCTTTTTTTGACATTAGATGTTGAACTTTCGGCTGCGAGTCTTGAAGTTGTCGCTCGAGGTTCTGCGTGTCAGCTCACGGCTGCACACGGAGCTACTACGCTCGCAGTTATTTGCCATAGTCTCTAGTACCTTGCGGTACGCGTACTTGTTCATGTGCTCCTTTTTTAAGGAGTTAATCGACTCTTCGGAGTCTGCCATGGCTTTTAGTGATGTGACAGTAGACTTTGGGTTTTCACTCTGAAGTCTGAGTAGGGCCACCGATTCTTCGTAAGAAATCTGGCGCTCCAGTTCCTTCTCGTCTACGACTGCACATGACAGCTGGGTGTTCACAAAGTCGCTGTACATAGAAAACCTGGTGTACAAAAGCATTAGGTCTTCGTCGTTTAGCGCGGTAATGTCTTCCGGCATAGACGGGCGGTCTAACTCAACCTCTCGGTCTACACTAAGCCCCTGCTTATCTAGCGAGTCTAGGACGTACTTGCTTGTGGTTTCTGTTATTAGGGTACTCTTGGTCATTCGTTAAATCCTTCGCACTGTTTGCACTTTAGCGCTCCACCGACATTGCAGTCAGGCGCTGTGTTCTTAGATAACGAGTCTACCACAAGTTTTGCACCGTCAATAATGTGCTGAACTCCCCACGCATCTCTGCGTACGATGAACTCTTTTACTTCCTGAGTAGGCTTGGCTTCGTATAGGACAACTGCCTCGTTAGGCACATCAGTAACCCCAGATAGGTTTAGCACTTCCATGTAAAGCTGAATCTGAGAAACGTGCGACTCAAACGGGGCGGTTAGACCCTTCCAAGCGGAATCAAAACTCTGGTCTCCGGCGAACCATGCTGACTTGTCGAGCCACATAAATGTACCGGCACCAACTGACTTAATCTCAAGCATTAGGTCATCGCCAAATCCCTTTAGCCAACCATCCGAATGACCGGTAATCATAAGCTCGTTGTTGATGACCGGCACCTCTTTGTATTTTACCTTGGTAGAACCGCAGGTAATGCAGCGGAAGGGGCTAAGGTCAGTCCAGTAGTATGAACATTCTCTACACTGCCACGAGCCGTACAAGGTGCCCATCTCGTAAAACCAGTTCTGCCACGTTTGGTGGATAGCGTGTCCCTGAGCAAAGATAAGCTCGGTCTTAAACTTACGGGCTTCTGGGGCCGGGTGGTTGCCCTTTAGATGAAAGTACGAGGCTCTGTGGCACCAGTACTTGCTTACCATGGCAGACGGGTGCAGGCCATCGAATGACCTGGAGTTGTCTACGGGCTTTGATAAAACGTGTCTCTCTACTCGTCCTATGACCCTAGTAGTTGACTTACCCGCATCGACAAAGTTCTTTAGTTTTCCAGCGGTAATCTTTTGCAGCTTGTTTGTTTTTGGCATGTGTACCTTCCTTGCGTATGACGCTAGCACACATTATTCCAAATGTCTACTTGCCTTTTTTTGCTAATTCTTCCAAGGTCTTACCCTGTCGAATAGCTTTTCTTTTTAGCGCTGCTCGTTCTCTGTGGCTCATGCCGCCCCAGATACCGTGAACCAAATCTTCTTTGTCTGCAAAAAGTAGACACTTCATTCTAGCGGGGCATTCTCCACGACCGTCTTTACCATAGCAAATTGATTTAGCTTTATCTGCGATTGGTTTGTAGAGGGACTTATCTCTGGGAGGAAACCAAAGGTCTGGTGGGTACAGATTTTTAGTCTCAGTTGAGCCCTTTATCTGGACCTGCTCAGCACACTTGGCCTCCTCCATCCAGTCTAGGAATTGGATACCTAATGAGGTGTTTTCTGGTGTCGGTTCATATGGTGAACGCACGGGTGCTCCGAAAGTAGTAGGGCTACGACTCTCCCGTGTGCTCCTCTAAACATTGTAGCACAAACTCCCGCATAGTTAAGAAATCGTTTTCGTCCATTACAACATAGTTAATGTCATTTAGGCTGATTCCTAGTACCGGGGTTCTGCTCTCAATCAGTGCCTCGGTCGTAATTTTTTCTAAAATGCTTGACTTTAAAGTAAATGACTTTTTACCAGTCCACTTGTGCTCAATCAAAAGGTCCTTTGACCGAACGTCTCCTTTGCGAAACCAGAACGCGCCAGAGGCCACGCTTCTCTGACCGCCTATGGTTTTAGCTAGCCTCTTTTCGTGCTTCTGGGACTGCTTTTGGCCCTCTGATTTAGGCAATATTTAGCTCTTTCTTAACAAACTCCCAGAAGTCATCCTTGTCTAGTTGAGCCGACTTCGGTTTTGGATTAATACTTGGATTAAATCGGTCTTTATTAACTGCCATGTAGTGTCGCTTGCATAGGCCTTTTGCGTAGTGCCCTTCTCCGCACTCTTCGCATTCTTTATTTACTTTTGGCCTAGCCATTATACAGCCAGCTTAAGTGTCCCAAGAACGTCTTTTTGCAGCATTTCCTGTAGGTCTACCTCTTCACGAATCGAAGATAGTAAAGCGTCTGCGCCCTGCCACTGGCGTTCTGCGTACCGATAGTATGCACCAGCTCTGGTAATAATCTTGTTTAAGATTCCTAGTGACACAATTTCTTTGGCGTAGTCGTACTCGCCTTTGTCAATCCCGGTCCCGTCATCGAAGTAAAAATCAGTAAAGGCAACCTGGCCCGGAGGCGCTGATTTGTTCTTCTTAGTAGTGAACTTAATAGACTGACCGACTTTACGCTTTTCTTGGCCAGTGCCGACCTCAATCCAGTCGTCACGCTTTACTTCTACTCGTGTAAAGAAGAAATAGTTCTTAGCCTCTCCGCCAGGGGTGGTTCGTGGGTCACCGTACATGACACCAATCTTCATACGCCACTGGTTAATAATAATACCGATGAATGGGCGCTCTCCGCCTAGTAGGTCGCGCTTTCCGGCCTTCTCCATTTTACGGAAGAACTTGCCCATCAACTGTGCGCCACGGCCTACAGTAAACTCGTCCATCTCTTTCTCATCTTCAGCAGATGGGACTAGGGCAGGCAACGAGTCAATAACTACGCAGTCTACTTCCTGGGTCTCTACAAACTCTAGAACTGCTGTAAGAGCTACCTCCATAATGTTGCTTGTAAACACGTGAACTCTAGAAGGGTCTACCCCGCACATCTCTGCGTACTCCGGTACCCACTCCTCAGCAGCAATCCATATAGTCGTGAAGTTAGGGTCTCGTTTTTGGTTGGCTGCGATGGTCTTAAGGGCGAGCGCCGTCTTACCATTACTGGCCTCGCCAATAATCTCGTGCCACTGATTAGTAGGCCACCCTCCGCCGAGAATCATGTCTAGCGATAACGAGCCGGACGTAAACCGTGTAGGAGCAACAATCTCTGATGCTAGTACTATGGTGTTTTCGCCGTACTTCTTGTTGATTGATGCGAGTAGTTTTTGAAGTGACATTAGCCAATCCTGTCGATAATTACGCCTGGGTTAAAGTTGTTTGCTGTATTAATTTGTGTCGCCGCTACAGTGTTGCCGTTAGATGGAATGTGCATTCCCGGCATACCTGTACCTGACTGGGTCAGTGGGTAGCCACAATCATAGCACCTAGCTTTAGCCTCTGGGAACCCCGGCATCTTGCCGTAGTTGCCGCTGGCACAGTTAGGGCATCGGTCATACGACTGGGCACTGCTGGGTAGCCTCTGACCCTGCTGAGGCACTTGCTGCTGAGGCACCTGCTGTTGTGGGGATACCGGGGGAAGGTAGTTTTGTGCCTGCTGAGGCGGCTGGTTACCGAGCTTGTTAGCCCACCATGAATTTGACATATTATTCCTTTATCTCGTCTACGTCAATTAATGAACCCTCTGTAGATAGGATTCCTAGCTCTACTGCGCTAGACAGCATTGTCATAAGCGCTGAAAGAGAAATTAGTTTGTAAAACTGCTTCATCTTGTTTGAATCTTTTTCTAGCTTCTCAGCAATCTCAGGTGATACCTCGTCTATGACCTCTCGCTTTTGCATCTCAAAAACGTACTGAGCGGTCATGGTTGAGTACAGATTCATAAGTGGAAGAAGCTCTTGAATCTGCTCCATTCTGAGCCTCGACTCTTCCTGCTCCTTTTCGTCACCCTCATCGCTTACCGCTGTTATTTTAAATATGTCAACGTGGTTGTTTGGGTTTTCTGTGTGTATGTCATACATAAACCAGCGGTATAGGGTAGTAAGCGGAATCTTGCTAAGGTAGTGACCCTCAGAGAAGTCGTGCTCGTGGTCCTCGTGCTCACTCATTTAGCCTCACCCCATCTGTCAACAATCTTTACGTCTGCTACTAGCGGTACTTTTAACACTTGAATGTCCTCCATAGCCTCTCTTAGTTTTTCTGCAGTTTCCTCTGCCATATCGGCCGGAGTAGTTAATACGAGTTCATCGTGAACTGTGAGGATAATCTTACTCTCTTTTGGAATCATAGTGTGCGCCCTTACCATAGCAATCTTGATGATGTCAGCGGCGCTGCCTTGAATCTTAGTGTTAAATGCCTGCCTCTCAGCACCGGCCCTAAAGCTATTGTCACGCGACATAATCTCTGGTAAGTATCTGCGACGTCCAGTGATGGTTTTTACACAGGGTACAGGCTTTGCCATTTTAGTTGAGCCGATTACTTTTGCGCGGTACTTTGATATAGAACTAAACTCAGAGGCAAACCGGTCAAGCAAATCTTTAGCCTCAGTCCTAGTACACCCGATGCTTGCAGCAATCTTGTCTGGCCCTACACCGTATGCCATGGCTAGCACAAGGACCTTGCCTGCCTTGCGGTCCACTCCCATGGTGTCTCCTACAGTGGTGTAGATGTCCTTACCGTTTAGGTAGTTGTCCATCATAATTGGGTCTTCAGAGAAAGAGGCAATAACTCGCGGCTCAATTTGCGAGTAGTCAGCGACCACTAACTTGTGCCCTGGCGGAGCCACGAAAAGATTACGAATAGCCTTACCGTGCGGCGTGTGAGGAGCGGGTACATTCTGCAAGTTTGGGTTACGGCTAGAGAACCTGCCGGTCTCTGCACCTATCTGAATGAAGTCTCCGTGAATTCTGCCATTTATTAGGATGCTTTCTTTAGTCTCAGTCTTGGTCTTTCCCCCGACTGTTTTCTCGATGTCACCGCCTAGATAAGGAATTACATACGTAGAAAGAAGTTTGTTGTAGTCGGCATACTCCAGCATGGCAGTTACTAGCGGGTCCTTGTCACGGTATGGCTCTAATGCTTCAGCTGATACCGAGTAGTCGGACAGCGCCAACTCCTCTTCACCGCGCGACTTGGTGTTCCCCTTTGGGGTTAGCACCTGAGCCTTTAGCCCTCGACCCCCCTCTGACTTAGGGCCGTAAAGTAGAGCCTGCTTCTCTGGGTTTGAGTTGATGTTAAACTCTCGACCAGCTGCTTTGTAGATGTTGCCGCGGGCCTCTTCTACCTTTGCCTCGAGGTCAATCTTTAGTTGCTTTAGAGAATCGGTGTCGATAGTTGCGCCAGTTAGTTTCATGTCGCATAGAACTGCTAGGACATCCATCTCTAGCGAGAACACGCGACCTAGGTCTCCGGCCTCTAGCTTTGGCACTAGCGACTTCCACAATAGGAACGTGTACTTTGAGTCTAGGTATGCGTACTTCGCAACGGTATTAAAGTCGTAAGCCTCGACCTCTTTACCTACTCCCTTGGCCATCTCGTAGCCAAACTCTCGCTTAAGGCAATCAGCAAGACCGCACTTGTTCTTGTTGCGGTTATCGGATATAAAAGACGCCACCATCGTGTCAAAGTAGGGAGCAGTAGGTATTCTGCCGCCGTAGTATTTTGATATTGAGGTTACGTCAAACATTAGATTGTGACCGATAGTTAGAATCTGGTCATTAAACATTAGAGGCTCTATCGCCTTAAAAACCTCGGCTGGGTATAGTTGCTTGGGCGCTGGGCCAAATACCTTGGTGGCTTTCTTGGCATCGCGGCTGTAGTCACTTGGTCGAAGTGACAGGCCCTTCTGTTTTCTAAGTTCACCCTGGCCGGTTAGAGGAAATACCTCTTCAATAAAGTCTCCGTGCGGGTGCCCCATCGGGATAACGTCGCACCTACCGTGAGTAGCAAACGTAATCCATAAGACTTCGTTTACTGGAGTAAGCCCTCTAAATGGGCCTACAGTTTCAACGTCAAAAGCAAAGGCATCTTGGGCAAGGTAGTACTCTACCATGTCAGAAAGTTGTTCGGCAGTTGTAATAATGTTCATTTGGCATCCTGGCATTGACGCAAAAGGCGGGGGCGCTAAGCCCCCGCCAATCGCTAGGGTTATCTAGATAAGGGCTTCGGCAATCTCGGTGAGCTCCTCTAGTGAGTGCTCCTTGATGAGATTGCGGGTGTAGACCTCAGACGAGGCTACAGAAGAGGCTGCCTTTTCGGCATCAATCTTCCAGTCTTCCTCTAGGTCACGCTCTTTGATAGGGGTAACTGTGTATGCAGTCTGTGGGCCTTTGCCAAGGCGCACAATAGCCCAATATCCTTTGGTTAGAGGACCTTGTGGTGAATAGTGAGCTGCGTGTAGTGCCTGGTATAGACGGGCACCCGAGATAAGCATCTGACGCTGCATTCCCTGCTCACCATTTAGGGTGACAACAGTGAATGCTCGCTTGTTCTCTGGGCGGTCCTGCAACTTAATGCAGAGAGGGCAGTCAGCACCAATGCAGACATACGAGCGCTTACCGCTGGTCTTCTGCTTTAGGAAGTGCTGCTTGTAGATAGCAAATGGTCCGTTCTCATCTAGGAACTTGAAGACCAAGTGCTTGCCATCTTCGAACTTAACTTCAGTAGGGAAGTCAGTAGAAGTGGTTAGTGTGTCCGCCGCGTCCCAGCCTGAAAGTACTGAGGTTGACGAAGCAGTTGCCTGCTCTGGGCGGTCGTCAATGTCGTCTGCAACGTAGCTGGCGGCATCTGGGGCATTTTGCTGAATTGGCATGTTTTTCCTTTATTAGTTATTTTGCATTTCTTCTGCGCGGATATTCTCCCACGCCTCGGCAATCTTGTCAACAAGACTCCGGTGTAATGACCATTCTATACGAACTGTTCCCAAAAGTCCAGCTTTAGAAAACAACTCTATAGTGGCCTGTACCATTGCCTTGCTATACAAGCGCCTACCAGCATACACCTTACCATCGACACCCTGCTTGGACGGGAGGCGGTAAGGCGATGTTGGAAGTATTCCATTTTCCACCCAATACCTTACGGTCTTGGTTGGTCGGCCTAGGGCCTTGGCTAACGAGCCTAGCGTATACATTTGAATTTGTCTACCATTTGGCAAAGCTTTTTCAAAAAAGTCTGTTTCCCATGAGCTGTCTTTTGCAGCCTCTGCTGGGGCTTCTCGACGCTTACGTTTACTACCGGGATAAAATACGTCCAGGCCACCAAACGTTTCTTCGATGAAGTCACTCACTAGGTTCTCCAGTTACTAATTTTAAAGCCTTCTCTGGAAGGACTATTTTGTTTTTACTCAGGACAGTAAGTATACGCTCACGCTCCGACATTGCAATATATTCATCATGCAGTCTAAGCCATTCTGAATACTCTGGGCCGAATCTTTTTAAAAAGCTAGCTAACTTGCTCATTCTTGTCCTTCTTAATTTTGGTTTTTAGATACACCAACACTGATTGAACAATTGTTGCATCGCTGAAAGAACCAGACTCGATGAGGTCGTTAACCGCTTTAAGCATAGCTGTTCGTTCCATGGCTCGTCCGTAAAGGTACGAGTCCCACCTGGCTTCAGATAAAGCCTGGTGAACTTTGTCGTTTTCTTCTGGGGTCATTTTGTATCTCGTAGTAGTTGGACAAGTAGTCTAGCAACTAAATTTTTAAAGTTTAGCGTGACTTTTTTATTTCTTTTTGTCTAGGTCGCGCTTGTTATTGCGGTCCTCTTTGTTCCAAACAAATATGATGTAAACAAACACAGCGGTATACATAACTGCAACTGCATAAGACAAAACCGTCACTAAGCTCACTTATTTTCTCCCTTGATAAGAGCGATGAGGCGGCTAAGTTTAATTTCGACATAGCCCGTAATTTCTGCTTGTTCTTCTAGCAGTTCGATAATCTCTAATTCACGCTCTGCCCGACCGAACTCGTAGGCATACTCAGGGTTAAGCATCTTTTTTTCGATGTCCCGCTTGAACTGGCTCACTTGTTCTCTCCCTTGATAAAGGCAATCAACGACTGAGAGTTGAAGTGGTCACGGTAAAGGTTATTGCCAGGCTCGAGCTCAATTGCAGAACGGTTAGCTTCAATCCATTCGATGATGCGAGCGTTAGCATCTTCAACACCAACATTGTAAGAGTGTAAGTCACGGACTCCCTGAGCATCTAGGTCAGCGATGCGTGCCATTATTTCTTCTCCAAAACTAGGGCCCAGGTAACCTTCTCAGGGAACATGGTATCAATGTCAGAATCAGTGAGTTTGCCTTCGTAGTAGGCAGCCATTACAGCATCCTGGTCAAGCATAGTGACAGTGGTAGTGCAGGTGTCGAACAAGCCCTTTGACTTCAAGAGGTCGTTGGCGGTGTTCTCATCGAACTGCTTAGAGACACGGCGCTGCTTTACGATAGCGCGGGTGCCGGTGCGGTCGTCTTCTACAGGAAGAACGATGCTGCCTTTTTCGTTTGGCTCGCCTAGGTCTTCGATGTACGCAGTAAGGCGCTTCTTGATTGTAGTAACGCGCTCGGTAATGGCTTCGGCCTCGTCCTTAAGAGTGACGTACTGCTGAAGTTCGCGTTTGATGGTATCCATGTTCTGGTCTGGAGAGTCGTTGATGATTGGCATGTATTTCCTTATTAGTCTAAACCCTCTTGAGGGTTGCTAACTTTTAGCAATACATACGCTAAGACTATTCGTCTGGGTTGTCAAGTCCTGACACGCGGTATTTTTCTAGGGCTTCTAGAATTACACTGGTTACAGTGACGCCCTCTTCTGCGGCCTTAGCCTGAACAGCGGCCCAGAGCTCGTCTGGAACTCTCACTGTACGGGTAGGTGTTTTGTGTGCGTTTGGCATACACCAAGTATAGCAAAGCCCGAGGCACAACATCGGTGTATCTCGGGCTTCGCTAACTATGGTAGCAGATTAGCTACTTGATGTCAATTACCTTAGGCTTCTTTTCTTCAGGCAATTCTTTCACAAAGGTAATGACCAGCATGCCGTCCTCTACCTTGGCGTCCTTGATTTCCCAGAACTCTGCCACAGCCAGGGATAGAGTGAAGTTACGCCCAGCGATTCCCTGGTAAACTACTTCGCCCTCCGGCCTACCCTTCTTCTTGCCCTCAATCTTGAGGACAGAGTCTTGAACAGACACGGTAAGGTCCTTCTTGCTAAATCCTGCCACAGCGACATTTAGAACGTTAGTCTCGTCGTCAATCTTGACGATGTCGTAAGGCGGGTAAGAAGGTTTGGTTGCAGTGACCTCTTTGAGAGTGTCGAGAATTGGTGACCAGCCAATAGATAGTCGCCCCAGATTTGGGAACAGGTCGGTGATGGTGAGAACCCTAGGCGGTTCTGGTTTCTTAATACCCTCGGAAATGCGGGGGTCCTGAGGAGAAATGTATGGTTTCTTGTGCCAGTCTTTTTCTGGACGAGGTGGGTAGAAATCATCATTACGGTTTAGCATGTTATCTCTTTCGACGATAGCTGTGCCTAGACAAAATACGTAGTATTTTATGTATTTTACTGCCCGAAGCACAGTACTTGTTTGCGACACCCGGTTGGCGTGTCCCCTACAGTATAGCAAAAGGGCCCCCTTTCGGAGGCCCTTTCTGTTACAAGGTTTTAATTAGCCGTACGAACTTAACCGTACTGCCTTTAAATGCTGGACTATCCACGTCAATGACCTGGGTAGTGGTCCCCTTGCGGAAACCTGCATGGATTGCTTTTCCATCTCCGATATAAATTCCGGCGTGGTAGTAAGACTTGGAGCCTTTATAGCCCCATACCACAATGTCCCCAACCTGCGGGTCTTTTACACCCTTGGCTAGGTGTCCCTGCTTGTTTGCTGAATGAGGGACTTCTATTCCTAATTGTTGATATGCCCAGTAAACGAGACCTGAACAGTCCCAGCCACTAGGCGTTGAGCCTGAAAATACGTACCAGGTTTTTCCGATGCGCTTTTCCAGGCGGGTTACTACTTTTTGAATTCTGTGACGTTCAGCCATAAGAGCGACTTTAGCCATGAATTCAGGCGCAGGTTCCACAACCTGCTGAACGGCTACTGCACTAGCCTTTTCTTGGGGCCCAATACTTGCGGAACACCCTGTCATTACTAGTGCGATAACACTAACTGCAATGAGCTTTTTCATTTAGCGACCTACCTTTCCTTGGTAGTTAGTACTCGGTCGTTTATTGTCAAAGTGACATTGTTTCTATATTCAGTTGTAGGTCAAGCCTAGCACAGAATACCCCCCGCTGGCTAAACTTGCCAGTTATGGCCCGCGGGGAGGGGAGTTTACACCCTAAAAACCAAGCTTATAGGGCAAAATTGAAATAAGTCAAATTTGAGGAGCTAATGACCCTACTGCGCAAGCTCGCAGCATCATTTGGCGTATTAACCGTTGTTTTTGGGCCTCTTCTACTCGCCACACCAGCGTACGCAAGTACCGCGATTCAGTTCACGTATTACTGGACTGAGCAAAACTTCACGTTTACCGATGAACAGGTGACCGTTGTCGTTACTAACGACATTACGAACAAAATCGGCGGCGACGGTGAGGTAGTTGACTCCTACCGTATTACTTTTGGCACTCAAGTTATTGAGGTAACTGAGAAACACGGGGCAAGGCCTTACGTGTTTGACGTAGTAGGTACTCAAACTATAAAACTTGAGGGCATTGATAATGGCTTTTGGTCAGGCAACTATGGCCCAATCATGGAGATTAGTTCTACTCCACTAACTCCACCTGTGCCGAACTGGTGGGCACAGGAAAACTGGGAAGGCGAATCTGTTACTTTAACTGCCCCTGAGGGCTGGGAGTTTGCTTATGTACGTGGGTGGTACGGTGCGCCTAACGATTGGAACTGTGGCGTAGATGTGTCAGAGATTATGGGCACCTACATGCTTGGTAAGACCACTGCCACTATCGCCTTAGATAACGGGACGTTTGGCGACCCTTGCGGTGGCGTAGTCAAAGTAACACGTTTTACTTGGGGTATTGTTCCGATTTCATCTCAACCGGTAGTTGAGCCCACTCCAACACCTACCCCAGAGCCTACACCAGAACCTACTGTCGCTCCTCCTGTTGTAGAGCCTACTCCTGAACCGACTCCAGAACCGACTCCTGAGCCCACCCCAGAACCTACGGAGGAACCTACAGTTGAACCGACGCCAGAACCTGAACCTGAACCTGAACCAACGCCTGAGCCGTCCGAGGAACCTACTGAAGAGCCAACAACACCTGAGCCTGAACCGACACCAGAACCAGAGCCGAGCGATACCACCGAAGAATCCGTTGCCGTAATTGAAGACCTAACTGCCATTAAGCCAGAAGAACTAACCGACGCCGAAGTAGAAGAGCTTGTAGAAGCAGCTGAAGAAGTCCTGGCTAACACTGAGCAGGGGTCTCCAGAGTACCAGCAGGCTCTTGAAGCGCTAGCGATTGCCGCAGTTGCTGATGACCCAGAGGTATCTGAAGAGCTAGCAGCGGTACCTGTGGTTGGAGCTGTGGCTACAGCAGTTTTGGAGTCGTTCAACGCCCTAGGAAACGTGGGAGCCGACATGGCACCACAGGTCCGTGAAGACGCAGAGAAAACTGTCCTTGCGTCCGTTATCGCAACTGGAGCCGCCGTACAGGCGACTGTAGGAGCGGCCACTGCAGCGGCTTCTATGGCCGCCTCAGCGCCAACAGGAGGCTCTACCGGCGGCTCTACCGGCGGTGGTGCAGTTTCAGCAGAATCAACTATCAGAAGGAAAGAACAATGAAGAAATTCGTGAATGACCTACTGGGCCAGGTATGGACCTTGCTTGGTATGTTCGTGGCCTGGGTGGTGCTCGAGGGGTCTGCAAAGACCATTGTCGGGTACTGCATTATTGGCACCCTAATCCTGTGGGCAGTAACTTACCGCCTACGCAACCCGAAAGAGTGACGCCTCATGTCTTGGCTCACTTATTGGATTAGGTACCGGATGCACTACTACACTCCAAAATTTAAAGATATTCAAAAACTTGCCTTTGAAGAAGCGATTGCCTACTACAAAGATAAGACCTGGACCCGAATAGAGTTCCGTGCTTTTCAGGACGGCTTTATTAAGGCCTATCGCAGAGCTTACGCCCAGGCTGAAATGGCCAAAGAATTAGCCAAGTTAAATTTGGCCTAATAACCGACAATAGATAGATACCCGAAAGGAACAACATGGCATTTACACCATGGAAACTACCATTCCCTGAAAAGAAGGTAACCGAGCACTACGGTGAAATGAGTGCATTCCGCAAGAAGATGAAACTTCAGCCACACTCTGGTACTGACTGGGCTATGCCTGGTGGCACCAAGATTCCAGCCGTTGGTAACGGACGAATCAAGTTTGTTGGCGAGTCTAAGGTTCTCGGCAACGTAATTGTACAGTCAGTCGCTGACAAAGAAGGTAACATCTGGTACATCGGCTACTGCCACCTACAGAAGGTCCCTACCCTAAAGGTCGGAGACCCAATCAAGGTTGGAGAGACTATCGGCCTCGTAGGAACAACTGGTACCGCATCAAGCGGAAACCACCTTCACGCAACCGCTAGCCGCAAGGTTAAGGGTGTATTCGGAGCAACATCAGACAAGGTTGACTTAGTCAAACTTTGGAAGAAAAACTCAACCCCAGTCGCAGCCCCAGCTGCAGAAGGAGCTAAATAATGAAAGAGCTCATTAAAACTATTCTTGCCCGCGCGTTCGGTCTTCTACTTGCAACGTTCTTTGCAGGTACAGGTGTTGGTGCTATTGCTACCAACGGTGACTGGGTACTCGGTTCACTAATTGGTGTAGGTTCAGCGTTTGCTGTCGTACTAACCACCATTGGTGTGACCCTAGCCTGGTCAGGAACTTTGAACCCGCAGGACATCGCTAATGCGTTCCGTGCGGCTGTGGCTAAGGCCGCCGATGGCAACGAGAACCTAGAGGCCGCTTTGAAGGTAAAGCAGGATGACAACTTTGATTTCGATGATGTCAACTTTGACTCAGACGACGACCTCAACGAGGACGATGACGATGACGAAGCTACCGTTGCTCCTGGAGAAGACGCTAAGTAATTAAATAAAAAGCCGCCTTTGCAGGTAACCTGCTTAGGCGGCTTTTTTATTTTATTTGCGTACTAGACGACGCTTAATAGCATCAAAAATCTTTGGGCGCTTCTTGAAGGCCTTGCCGTTCTTGCGGTCACCCTCGTTGCTCTTTTTTGGGGCAGGTGCTCCACCTTTGCCTTTGCCTTTAGCCATCTTTTCTCCTATACTTCAAAGCCAGAATTAGTTGCCCGCCAAATACTCGGCGAGTGGTTTTGCTCTACTAGACGTTTTTCTACTACGTCTTTGTAAAGGCGAATGATGTGAATGCAGGCGTCTTCATTATCCATGAAGTCCTCCTCACCCTCAGTCATTGGAATGCCATCGTGCGTGGCACAGACTGATGGGCCACACCAGTTGTTTTTTAGGCCAGTTTGTAGCCATTCATCAAACGTCATTTTATCTCCTAAACAGATGTATCTAACAGGAAACCACGTAGTGACCCAATTGTCAAGTCCACGCCACCTTTATCATTAATTCCCTCTCCGTCAATTACAGCAGAGGCTACGGCGTTCTTTTGCTGCAGGGCCTCATATTGACGGACCTCAATTGAGCCGTTGATTAGGAAGTCCTGAATTACAATGGTTTTCCACTCAGAGCTAGCGCGGCGAATACGGCCGTTGCGCTGAGTAGCCAGGCCGCTAGACCAAGGTAAATCGTAGTTAATGAGCATGTTTGCTGCCGGCAGGTCAACACCATAACCACCAGCATCTGAGCTAACAATGACACGAGTGTTAGGGTCATTATTAAGAGCATTTTTGTGCTTCTCCTTAGTTTTTGCGTCTAGTTGACCGGTGTAGGTGACGGTTATATCGCGTCCAATCCTATCGGCTATTATACCTACCATGTCTACGTATGAACAGAACACCACCAGTTTATTGCGCTCGTCCTGCTCTAAGAAAGATTGTACATATTGTACAAAATTATCCAATTTGGTGTTTGGCAGTCCCTCTAGCAGGTCTTCTTCCACCAGTTGATTAGCGTAGGCAGAGCCTTCGCCATTTCCCTCTAAGAACTTTCTGGAACTTACCTTTAGCAGCTCAGGCGAACAGGCAAGCATCTTCAGAGCACCAATCTTTGACATAACCTGGCCACGTAGCTCGTCTGCAGGTCCTCCCCACGACTTCTCAAAGCCATAGTGGGCCATAATATTAAATGAGCTGCCAAACATGGTCTGCGCGTTATCTAGGTCAAGTAGTAGGTCATCTACGATTCGCTTGTAGAGCTTAGAAGTTTTGCGGTCCAAGTGAACGTAAATCGGGTCCTTGTGAATAGTCTCAGGCAAGAAAGGGGCTACGTCCGGGTCTTTTTGCGCCTTACGTACAGACGCTTCTTTCATCCTCTCGTGAAGAATAGGCAAGTTTCGGTAGCGGTCTACTCCGCCCCAGTTATTGCGCACAATAAAGGTCATGTCAAACTTATCGAAGCGTCCGAGCACAGAGTCGTCAACAAACTGCATAATGCTAAATAGTTCTTCCGGCTTGCCATTCTCAACGGGGGTTCCGGTTAAGGCAAATCTGTACTCGCAAGTAGCCAGCTTCTTAGTAGCCTTAGCACGCTTGGACCTAAATGACTTAATAGCGGTTGCTTCATCTAGAACAACAAAGCCTCTAGGGAGCTTGCTTACAAATTCCCAATCGTTTACTACCTGCTCGTAATTCATGATGATGTAGTCTACGCCGGTTGTTTTCCACTTCATAGCGCGTTCGTACTGGCGCTTACGCTGGTCTGGGGTACCGTCTATAACTACTGAGGTAGACCCGTTAGTAAACTTTTTTATGGATTCAGCCCACTGATACTTAAGGCTAGATAAGCAAATAATTAAGCCGGGCTCTGTGACCTTTCGCTCATCCATTAGGCGCTCAACTGCTGCAATTGTCAAAACAGTTTTTCCAAGCCCTAGGTCGTATGCCACTAGCATCTTTTTGCGCTCGCACATTTTGTCCACAGCCTCTGGCTGGTATGGGAGAAGGGTGCCTACAAAACTCACTGTAGTGCCCCTAATCCGTGTACATTGTGCTTGGCATTATTTAGGCCAGTAAGTATCTCCGATTTGCTCATGCCTCCAACGTCTTTCATCTCCGTGTGCGCGTAGTTAAAGAACCACGCCTCAAAACCTAACTGTATGCTTTTCTCGAGCATAGACTTAGATGCGGCTAGTCCCGCTTCGTCGTTATCTAGTGCAAACACTACCTCTTCAGCCTCTCTAATTAGGTTTAGTTGCGTGTTTGAAATTAAAGCGCCGTAGGTAGAAACCCCGCCGCTGATTCCTAGAGAGTCTAGCCTGATTACATCTAGCGGGGACTCTACGACAATCATACGACCGCCGTCATACCTGTTAAATCCAAATAGCGTCGTTGACTTCTGAACACCTGGCGGGTAGTTCTTAAAGTAACGGTGCCTAAATCCTTTTTCCTGCCACCCTAGAAGCTTGTTTGTTCTAGGCTCTCTAATCACAGTAATCCAGTTACCAAAGTTAGGGTCCCAGAGTAGCTGATACTTGCTTGCCGACTCTAGAGTTAGTCCACGCGCTTTTAGGGCAGACGCCGGAGGGTAGGTAAACAAGGCTAAACGGGACTCGCCCATTCCCTGAACCTCTTTGAATACAGGCTCGTCATCCTGGTCGTCTTCGGTAGGCCCAAGCGAGATGTTGTCAAAAGACAGGTATAGCCAGTCTTTTGCATCGGCGTAGTCTAGAAAACCGTTAGCGTCCCTGAGCCCCTGCACCGTAGCAATCAGTGACCAGATGTTTCCCTTGAACCCGCAAGAAAAGCAAATGTGAGCACCTGTCTCAGCGTTTATCCACCATGATGGATTGTGGTCTTCTTTTCCCGTAATCTCTTTGTGGCCTGGACACAGAGCAAGTATCTCGTCTCCGCGGGTCTGTACAGGCTCAATGTTTAGACGCTCTAAGACCCGCTCCATCTCGTTTAGCATCATACGTCATCACCGTTCATCTCACGGAACATACCAGAGGCCCAGTCCCACATTAGAGACGCTTCTACGTTTGCGCTGTTACGTGCGGCCATGACTTTGAGAATACGAGTGTCGTCTACAGTCTCGTCTTCTTTTTCTAGACCGAATACAACGTCTGCATCCTGTAGGAACGAGGAAGAGTAACCAATCGAGTCGGTAGATACCTTGCCCTTTTTAGTCTTCCAGTTGAGGGCCTGTGTCGTAATTACCACTGGCTTGTTCATGCGCTGCGCAAGTCTCTTCAGCGAGCGCGTAATTCCCGTCAGGGCCTGTGGAGTGTTTGACTCGCCAGTCTGCTCGTCCAGCATCAGGTAGACACCGTCAATGAATATTACGTCAGGCTGTAGCACCTGCACCTTGCTTTGAATAGCAGATACCGTGATACCGTGCGCTGAGTCAACAAGCCAGAAGTTTGTCTTATCGTCAGCCATAGTCTCGAGAGACTCTTTGTATCGCTTTTCTTCATCAGCATTAAGTGAGCCGGTGATTAGTCGATTGTGAGAGACCTGGGCACGCATTGAGTCATATCGGTCCTGCTGCTCGCGGTTTGTCATCTCGAATGACTGGAACATTGGAGACAGCCCCTGCTTGTGAATGTTATTCGCAATCTGTAGGGCGAGGGTTGACTTACCGGTCTTAGGCGTTGCTACGACAACAATCAACTGGCCCTTTTGCAGACCGTTGGTGACAGCGTCAATGGTTGGGAATCCTGTAGCAACACCTAGTAGGCCTGGGTTGTTCTTACGGAATACGTAATCTTCCCAGCGAGACTCGGTAGTTTGAATAAGGTTTACATCCGAGGTCTTGTTTAGGCCCTCTTCTTCCAACCTAACAATCCCGCCCTGCATAACCATCAAGGCGGACTCGTGGTCCTTATTGTTTTGAATCTCTTCGACAGCCAGACGCAAGGTGCTTGATATGGAATTCTTGCGGCGCTTGTCTAGCAAATCATCGAGCAGATAATCTACTGAGTCAGTAAGTTCTTGTAGTTGATAGGCGGGGAAGTTTGCTTGGACAACTTCCATGCTTGGGCACTCCGCATACTTAGCAAAGTGGCTGCGTAGGAACGCCCAGACTCTGCGGTCCTCCTCGTCGGGGAACCAGCTGTCTGAGATGTTGCGCTCAAATAACGGGGATAGGTCTCTTACTCTAATTACTGAACTGAGTAGTTTTGATTCGGTACTCATACTGTAGGAAAGTCCAATCCCCATCGTCCGTACCTCAATAGGCGGGATGGTATGTCAATTACTCCGGCAACCTCTGGTCTGTAAGGAAGCTCAGAAACCAGCTTGTCTACGGACTTGTAAGCGGTGCCGTATCTAAACGGGTTCGTTCCAACCTTATCAAGGTGAATCATCAAATCTATCATTTCTTTTTCTGTTCGGTCAAAACTTACTAGCTCTAGGGTTATGCCCCGCTTAAGCGTAAAGACATAAAGGTGGCTTAGGACCAGGCGGTTGTACTCTATTTTTTTAGACCTGACAGGGATTACCTTTAGTACCTTTGTAACAGATTTGTACTCGTCAGTAATAACGTCAGTCGTTACTAAAATACGCTGAGGAAGCGCGTTGCTGATGTCGTTGCCTTGCATCAAATCACCTCTATTTTGGTGTTTTTGATGACAAACTCTCTGAACAAGATTTCTGTTTCCATGGCTGCTTTTAGGTCGTTCTCTTTGACCGTGCCTAGGAACTTGAACGGGTATATCCCGCCGTTGTTACCGATTCTGGTCTCAACAGTCTGTACGTGCTTGCAGTCGCCTTTGACGTTAAACCCTGGGCATGTGCAAGTCAGCTCATTGTCTTCTTTGCTAACTAGAACCTCAAAGATTCCTGGATTGTTTCCTCGGTAGCTTAAAAATACCTGTAACAAGTGGCTGGACATTACTTCCTCAAATCTTCTGCTGTGTTCATGTTTAGCCAAATGAATGCCTCGTGAATAAAGGATTGAGTCGCTGCTCCGTAGTGGGCATCCCAATCGTTTAGGGCTACATTTGTTGTAACTATTGTGGGCAATCCGTTGTTGAATCGGGTGCGCAAGACGTGGTGGAGCATGTTCTTCTGCCAGCCCGAAGCGCTTGAGTGCTCCTTGCCTACGTCGTCTAGAACCAGGATTCGGACGTTGTATGAGTCATCCGTAGCCTCGCCTAGCAGGCCATTGTAGAGCAGCTCGTCGTTAGGGTCGTGGTCCTCCATAATGGCTCCCTTTAGGTCTAGGAGGCCGTTATAGGTGATGAAGTAGCAAGGTCGTGGAACGGCTCTCCCCGGCTCCATACCGACCACAGAAGGGTCTACGTTGCGGATGATGTCCTGTATCACAGCATTGGCTACTGTGGTCTTACCGCGCCCTGGGAGGCCGTAGAACAGCATTCCAAGGCCGCAGGTCTCCTTACCCTCAGCACGCAGTATACGGCCGTTGTAGAGGCTTTTAAGCCACTTTTGGATGGCTTCTGTGGATTCCCCTGGGATGTCCTTACAGTCAGTTAGTTCCCAGCCAATCTTGGCTGGAGGCACGTTTGCGGTCTTAACCCAGGTTCTCCTGCGAGCAGGCAGTTCGTCAGGCTTATACATCTTCGTCCTCCAAAAGGGCTAGTTTCTTCTTGCTAACCTGCTGGTCATCGACAATAGCGGTCTGCACATCTTCTGCAGATACTACACGTTCTTTCGCAGATTGCAAAAGCAGCGGGGCCTTGTACATAAATGCCCGCCACAAGTGGTTGCCATCAGTGTACTTTTCAGCCTGAAGACCAGAGAAAAACATGTTAATGATTTCTAGCTCCAGCGCCCCGTTTGTGTCGTGCTGCTTGCGGAATCCGGCCAACGCCTGCACAAACCTGGACTGAGTTACGCTAAATGGCTTGATGCTCCAAATGTTTGCCATGCGGTCTGCAAACTCGTAGGCCACGTCCTTGCAAGTCCAACTAATTGGGTCCAGCTTTGACCGGTGTATGTCTTTACGCTGCTGAGCCTTCTTTTCTTGAGCCTCAGCATACTCGGCCTTCTTAACCGCCATGTGCTTTTCGCGCTCGCGGATAATCTCATCATCGCCAGTAGATGTGCTTTCAAAAAAGTCGTAACCCACTTTGTCGCCTTCCTCTTCGACCTCGTCGAAGAATTTATTTGTAGCATAACTGCTAGTACTAGCAATACTGCTATTGGAAATACTGCTTATTGGCTGTACTGCTGTAACGGATGTAACGGAGCTTACCGCTACGGTAAGTTCTAAATTAGTTCCGATGTGGCGTGAGCGCTTAGCATGAATTAGTTTTGCGGCCTTAAGTTCACGGATGATGTCCATGCTTTTTCTACGGCTAACTGGGCCGTACTTCATCAGAGCATGGTAATTAATCCGCACCTCTGGGTGCAGGTAGAAGAAATCCAACCAAGCCTTAGCCTGGTCACTTATGTTAGGGCTCATTATTTGCCGATTATTTTTTTGAATTCATCAGCAAATGAGCGAGCAAAATGCCGAGCTGCTTCTTCTATAGCATTTTCTAAAAGCTCACCTAAGTCCCAAGTTTCGTCTTCCTCAGACTCATCAAGGTCTTCTTCTTCTGGCTCTTCTTCCGCGTCATCGCTTGCTAGAGCGCCCTCTATCAGAGTGGCCACAGCCTCTCCTACGTCTAGTACGACTCTTCGACTGCCAGACCCTTGAGATAACTGCGGCTCAACAGGCTCAGAACTAACCTGAGTTTCTATCTCCGGAATTTCTGTTACAGCCGGCTTCTGTATCGTGCTAGAAGAGAACGGAATTTGCATCAGACCGTTAGTCAGGTCGTATGCAATAATTGAGTTTTCCTGCGCCACGGACGCTGCCAGTTGGCACTCCGGGTCCTCGTCATCCCACAGGATAAAGAACTTAATCTCATTATCCTTGTGCTCTTTAAGTAGGGTTTTGTAGTCATTCTTGTCGTACGCTACCCACGGGATACTTTTGTCTTGAGCAAGTTGTTCTGCCCATATTTGGCCGTCTGACTGCTTGTCTTTGTAAACAGTAGCCAGTGCTACCGAATCCATGGCATCAGCCATGTCTGTAATTAGGGCCTCTACGTTAGCCCTGGTTGATTTTGCGTTTCCAATAACCGCGATGGTTACTCGTCTCATGGTTTCCTCCTTTGACGGAGATATCATGTTATGACGAAGTTATGGGCTTGTCAACTTCCAATGAAAAGTGCCCAAGTAGACCCGAGTTGCATGTACTCTGGCAGGGCGGTAATCAATCGTTTGGTAACGTAAAGCCTGTTTTTGTAGTAGTAGCTTTTGCCGTTTGTGTCGTCGTTGTCTTCCCACAAAAGGTCGGTAGTTTCGTAGTATCCAGCGTCACCATCGAAGTACTGGTTTAGTGAGTCTGTTTGCTCAAACAAAGCCCCATCAAAGTAGGCTTGAGTACCAGACGCAGCAGCAGAATAAGATTCAATTGAGATAGTTGCAGTGGCTGCGTTAGCAGGCGCTACTCCAGTCACATAAACCCTAGTCCACCCTGACGAACTAACTGCAGTTGTAGTTCCGCTTGATGTGCTGATAAGCGTAGAAGAGCCGTCATACCAACTTATCCCTGCCTTGTAACTAACGGCGCTGTTTACGTCTTTTACATACATTGACCACGTGTATGCTGAGCCAGCTGTAACAGGAACTGAAGATTGATTACAACCAAACTTTGCCCCTCCGTTGGAGGTTAGCAGTAGTGACCCCGTTCCAGAGTAAGCTGCCGCGGTACTTACAGAGTTTGCTGATGAAGACACTACAGACCAGTTAGTTGTAGCCGACGCAAATGTCGGGTTCTTAGCCAAGTTGACACGCATAGCGGCTAGGTATAGGTCAATTCTTCTAGCGTCTACGTAGTCTGACGCTGAGGAAGCTTGCTCAAACTGACCCGCATCTAGGTAGTGAATATCTGCTGCAGTAGCGGCAATAGTAACTACTGGTACAGCAAAAGCCGCACCGGAGGGAGCGGTCCTGTTAGCAGTTGATACACGAGTCCAACTGCTTTCGTTGTTTGTAGCAGAGCTAGAAGATGAGCTGCTAATAAACGTTCCGTCAGACTTGTACCAGTCAATCTTTAAAGAAACAGAGCGGGCTGTTCCAGACAGGCTAGTCCTGGTGTAGATGCTAAATGTGTACGCTTGTCCGGCTACTACTGGGATACCCTGGTTAATTGGATTTGCAGCTCCACACGCTAGCACTGAGTTTGCAGTAGAGGCCGCAACGACCTTCAGTATTCCAAGCTGTGAGTTCGGGAACAGGGCTGGAGATGTCGACTCAATGTACGGAGGAACCGCAGGAGACTCTCCAGCTCCGCTTATGTTAGTTATTGTTCCGTTAGATACTACAGACCACGAGCCCTTAGCGTTCTCAAAAGAAGAGTCCTCGATTGTAAGGAACAAGTTTTTCATTGCAGCTATCGTTGTTGAGTAGCCTGAGAATGACTTTACAAATGCTCGTATTCCGTAAGATGAGCCCTTAGTTAGGTAGATAGCAGCAGCGTTCTCTAGAAGTCTGCGGCCTTGTTCGATACCCATTTCAGGCTCGTAGACAAACCCAAGCTGGTCCATCATTAATGGAACAAGGCGGCCGTGCAACTTAGAGACGTTGTATCTGTCTTTAACGTTAGTGGCTAAAGACTTAAAGTAGTCATACTCAAACCCAAATACATTTAAAAAGTTAGCAAGGTCTAGATTCTTCTTAGCGTCTAATGACAGGAGGTCGTCAGTATTAATCGCGCGGTATGGGAGTGGGGTGTAGTCGTACATTAAGGCACCGGTACCGCCATCACCCACAGAGGTAGTTAGGTTATTGCCAGCCTTTACCCATTTGCCGTCGATAGTTCTCTTTACAAAAAGCGAGTAGTAGTATACAAAGTCAGAACCTAGTAGAAAGTTCTCGTTTGCAATAGACGCGCCTGAATCAATATAAGGCAGGTCCAGGGAGTCGTGTTCAGCATTTGTAACCGACAGCAGTATGTCCCCATCATCCGGGGTAACCGGAAAACCAAACGTGTTTCTTACCAGAAGCAAATTAGTCCAGTCTCCAGATGGCTTTGTCCATCTAATAGAAATGGTGTTGTAGTAGTGTGGCCGTACAATGAACGGGGTAGCGTCAAACTCTACAAGAGGCTCAGCGCCGTATGTAAAGAGCCCATAAAAATTACTACCGTATACAGCCATTTAAAGTCCTATCCGAATACGTATGTAGTTACGTACAGGTTGTCTAGGTCTGGGGTTAGCTTGGTGTCTGTTAGCTCTCCAGATGCACTAATAGATGCGATTACAGTTCCGCTACTATTCTGAACCTCTAGAAGGTTTGCAGACTGGCTAGACGCGCCTTTGATAATAACGCCTTTGGTCGAAGAGGTAGCTGCAGTAATCAAGCTTCCTCCCGCAACTTTAACGTACTGGTTGTGAGAGTCGCCGATAATTCCAACCTCTAGGTTTGTAAGCCTAGCGGCTAGGGTCAGGTGGCTAGTTCCTACAGTGAACCCAGAGCTAGTGTAGGTGTTAGTTCCAGTTGCTGGGTTGGTGCCTACAGCAGTCTGAACAGCAACAACTTCGTCTTGCAACACGTTCACGTGCGCAGCAAGAACTAGGTCCGTGTTATCTACCTTAGTAGTAAACGTGTGTAGGTTTCCTGGATAAGATGCCATGATTCTCCTTACTGAATTCCGCCGATAGCGGTTAGGTTAAACGTGCCTTCTGACGGAATTTCGTTTACGGCACATGTGATTGTTTCAACTACCTGAGCCTTAACAGACCCTACTGGGGATACAGCAGTAGAAGTAATTGTTCCGCTGGTCAAAGTTGCGTATGCGATAGTAGTTCCAGTAACAGCTGTAACTACCCACGTACCATTAGCGGCGGACGATACTTCTGCAACAACAATTGTTTGACCGACTGTAATGTTGTGGGTTGCGCTAGTAGTAATGGTTACTACGTTTGTGCTTCTACTGTAGTTGTTTACAGAAAATGTTTGAGCAGCAGTTGTTCGTCTCAATAGCTCTACGGTTGCATAGTCCACACCAGGAACAGAGCTTACCGCGTTCAGGATATACTGCACCGGAATTATCTCAGAGAAGAATGAGTTATCTTGAGAAACTAACTCTCTAATAGATGCCAGTGCACTGGTTGTGGTAGCAGCCTGCTGGTATTGCGGTAATACACGGACAGTCATGTCAATGTCAATTTCTACATACGTAGGCGGAAGAATAGTAAGCGTAGTGTTTGGAGGAGTTTTATCTAAGAAGTAAGCAGCTACGTTAGTCGCTAGCGCATTAAACGCAGCGGTTGGTACGTACACACCGCCAGATAGAACTACTCCAAGGTCTCCAAATGGCGCAACATATAGAATCACGTTTGTGTAGACAGATGAACTAGCGTTAGCCTTGGCAACGCCCGGTACTTGAAGCGCGAGGTAGGAGTAGTCTTTTAGAGACACAGCCCTAGTCAAAGCCTTCAAAGCTCTTGGGGCGTTTAGTCGAATAGAGTCAGAGGACTCCTCATCCGCTCCACCAATTGCTCCTTCATTATTGCTCACCGTAATTCCTGCGGTGATGTTGGTCAGCATGTTGTCGAGAGTAAACGCTGGAACATTACCGAGAGTTCCATTTCCAACCCTGTATGTTGCGTAAATTGTGGATGCCGTAGGGGGAACTCGGCCACCGATTCCGTCTCCAAATACAACATACGTGTATCCCTCAGCGTCAGTATTCAAAGAGAAAACAGAGTCGTAAGAGTTGTTGTTCAGCAAAGACGAGCTGTACGAATAGTTAACTCCGTTAATTAATACTGAAACGCTAGAGTTAATTACGTCAGGCTCTGATAGTCGGAAGGCCTGGCTAGGAGCACCATTAGATGTGCCAAGCACTTCACTGGAGATAGTCACGCCTTCGCTAGCCAAAACCGTAGCGCTTCCGTTAGTAGCGCCCACTTTAGCGGGTACCGTAACTGCCGAGTCTGTCTCAAAAATGATTTGCGTGTTAAGGCCGTTTACTACCGAGGTGGTTGCTACCTGAGTCTTAGCTGGAACTACTACGCTAGAGGCGGTTGAGTTGCTAAAGGTCAGCGTTACGGATGCAGCTGAGATTGCTGTTGGAACGTAGCCAAGCATACGAGCAAGTTGAAGAAGGCTGTCCCTTTGGCTCGCAGTTGCAATAAAACCTTCGTTTGCAGCTCGGTCAGTGTAGAAGTTCATCAAATCGCCAAGGTATGAGAACAACTCAATCATGACCATGCCTAGGTCAGACGGGTCACGGCTAGTCCAGTTAGGGGCAAACTGATTAATAAGATTAGTTAGGTCGTCCCTAATTGCTATGTAGTCCCTAGAGGTGTAATCTACCTGTGGGATATAATTAATGTTATTATCCACGTGCTATCTCCTGTAGTAAGTCGCCGGTTCTATTGAACAGGGCCGTGTTTAGGGAGACGCTATCCTGCTCTCCAGACGGAAGTGAGTACCTGATTTCAAACTCCATGATGCCCGAATAGTCGTCGTATGTAGGGTTAATCTCTAACAATTGTAGGTCACCGAGCCACTGATTAAAGGCGATAGTGATGCTGCGCTGGGCTATTTCCATGGCCGTTTCTTCGTTCTCAAATACGGTTGTGTGCAAGTCGCTGCCAAAGTCAGGGCGCATAACTCGCTCGCCAAACTTAGTAGCAAGCAGCATAACTATGCGGTTCTTCCAGACAATCCTGGCGTCTGTAGTAGCTTCTATACGGCCTAGTGAGTTAAACCTAAAAGGCATAGCGATAACTGACATTATGAGGCTCCAATCCATAGTGGGAAGTTAGGGTCTCCGCCTTCAAACGAGGCCCAAACAGCTTGAGAAGGTCTGGGTTTGTACTTACCCACCAAATTAAGGGTAGCAATAATACCCGGCGTAGCGGGGCCAACTCCTGCGGCATCAGAGCTGATAAAGGTGTTTGTACTGCTGGCTGAAGAAACAAACTGTATATAATCTCCAGCTTCTAAGTCCAAAATAAGACTGACGGTCATTGTAACTTCAGCGTCATTGCCTGCCAGAGTAATCTTAGTGTTGCTATCCGGTATGTCTGTGCCGTTCTTCCTAAACCATATGTTTGCGGTGCCAGAGCTAGAGTTAGTTTTAATAAGCATGGAAGAAAACTGTACAAAGTAATCTCCAGTTTCTTCTACGTATATTTTAGCACCATCCAGGTAAGTCTTATTAGTATCGCCTTCAACCCAGCTAGTATTAATTACCGTAGCTGTGTTAACTCCGATACTTTGGTCAGCGGTTGTGTAAAAAGTTCCGTAAGGGTAACTTACCTGACTGATAGCCCCGCCAACTGGCCAAGCCCAATCCGTTACTTGTTCACCCATAACTTGTGGGACTATCATCTTTACTCTGCCCAGATTTTTAGGGTCATTATTATCTACAACGACTCCTCTATATAACCCAAAGTACTTTTCATCGTGCGACATTTCGGGCCACCTTAGCTCTAATTGTGGGCGACATAGATGGTTTTTGTGGACGGCTATTCAAGTTGCCCTGAACTGATACCCAGGTATTTTGACGTATGTGCTTGCTAGCAACGTTTGCTCTGTTAGTCCTGCTTACCAAAGAAACAGCGCCTTTTGGTTTTGACTGGTTACCCGCAGACCTCAACACAGTTTGTGGTATTACTCGAGTGCTTCTTGTCCTAGAAGATATTAGTCGAGTAGCCCTAGATGGCGGTGTTATTGGATACTTAGGGTCAGCGGTTTCTCCTAAAGAGTCCGTGCCTAGTAGAAGCCTTGTAGTAAACCTCTGAGCGTTTAAAGACTCTTCGATAACATAATGCTCTACGCGTAGCACTGTCCAGTATCCAGAGTACTCAGTTCCAACACCGGCAATGTATACCGGATGACCTGGCTTAAGACGAGTATCGCCAATTACCTCCGCCTCAGCAGAGTACGGAAAACGACTTTTCTCATCAGCACTTTTGGCTTCTTGAACGGCTGTATTGTAGTTATTTGCAACAACAGCCGTGCTGTGCTTATCAAATAGCTCAGGCTGTGAGTTACGCCTGGTGGGTAGTGAGCGGCGTTGTTTTGTATATTTAAAATATTTGCCTGTCTCAGGGTCTACACCCGCAATAGATATTGCTGACTTGTCCGCCCCGTTATGCGCTAGGGTCTCGCCAATCAGCGGCTTAAATGAATACAGCGGAACAGAGGATTTAAAGCCCGCGTCATTTTTAGCAAAGATTGGCGCTTCATAGATGTACTCTTCAAAGTCCTGAGTAAGTGGCTGAAAATATATAGATGTATTTTCTGCTCGCAAAAAGTACCCGCACTGCTTGGCTAGCTTAACCATAAGCTCCCAATCAGTAAGACCGGCCTGAGAAATCTGCGGGTAAACGCGTGGGTGCGGCGTCACCTTGTACGAGAACCCGTACTTCTTAGCTATTTTTACGATGACCTGGTCTGCGGTAACGTTCTTGTAAACCTCTTGGCTACCCTGGCGCATAACGTAGGATGCCCCAATAATACCGACCTCGGTAAAGTTAGAGTTTGAGTCCTGGTGTCCTCTAACGTCATGGACATAGCCAAAAAACTCTTTATTTTTTAGTTTAATAATAATTGGGCTGCCTGGCCTAGACTTGTTGAGGGCAGCGTTCCAGTCCCTAAAATAAACCCTAGCGTAGTCGTGCTCGTAGTTATGCTGACGGTAGGTAACTTTAAACACGCGCTTAAATTGCAGCGTGCTAGCAGGAAGCTCTACAGAAACATAATTAAACAACTGGAATCCTTAACACAGTTCCGGCTGGTATTTTATTGTGGTCATCAATTTGAGGATTAGCCTGTGCAACAAGCCACCACAGCTCCGGGTACCTATAGAATTTAGCAGCTACCTGGTCCATGCGGTCACCCTCTTGCCAGGAGTATTCTGAATAGGTAATCCGCCCGATATCAGGAAATTGGTAAAACACAACAGGAGCTGCGGTTTCAGGGGAACGGTATGCAAGAAAATCTACAGTAGAGTTCTCGTACCTAGAGCCTAAATAGATAGCCATATTAGTCCTTACTGTGTGGTCCCAGACAAACCGACTGTAGCAAGCAGGTTTAGGGAGATAGTTAAATCACTGCGAATAGGAATCATTTCCTGGGTAAACGAAGTGTGGTTTACCTGAAGATTGGTTACATAACCCTGATAAGAAAGAGGCCCAATGTCTATGTTTAACAATGTAGGCATCAAGAAACCAATATCAGCGGTAGCTATGCCTCGGCTGTTAATCCATTTGTTGCCAACACTTAATGCGTTTTGAGTACCAGGACCAGGTCCATTAATAGCCATATATAGATATTCAATATCCGCTATAGTACCTCGTTGCAATAAATCAACAATGTTGTTTACAAATAGCTCTTCGTTAACATCTGAGCCGGCGAAGAAACTGGTAGGAGTGGCGTAGAAATCTTTAAACCGCCTAGCGTAGTCTTTAGTAACCCAGTTATCTGCAATTACCCCGGTACCAACTTTAGCTATTTGCGTTGGCCTGCCAGTAGCGCCAGCGGCACAAGCAAAGTCGTTTGTTCGGTCAATTCTTATATTAAAAGTAATTGTTTCGGTAGCAGGAAATGCACCAGCAACGGCCAGAAATCGGTCGTTCGCATTAGGGGTCGCCTCCATCTGAACTGCAACACTAGTGCCGAATGTCTCTGGATTCACAGAAA